ATGCAAGAAATCGAACAAGTAGCCATGGCCGAACCGGTGACGAATGGCTCGTTTATGGTCCACGACGCACGGCGCATACCCGACTTCATCGCCAAAGCCCTGAGGCTGGCTTACAGCGGACGGCGCGGCCCGGTCCACCTGACAATCCCCATTGACGTTCAAGAACAAGAAGTGGAAGAAGATCAAGTGGTCTTCTACGACCCTGATGAGTACCGTCCCCAGGAAGCTGTCCTGGCTCAACCGGAGCTGGTGCGCCAGGCGGTGGCGTTGTTGCGCCAGGCAAAACGTCCACTGGCCATTGCCGGGGATGCCGCAGGCTACGGCCTGAACGGCCAGGCTCTACAAGATTTCATCGAGACGACTCGGGTCCCGGTGCTCACCGAGGGCCAAGCCAGGGGGCTGGTTTCCGACGACCATCCCTTGTCTTTTGGTTTCTTCGAGCGGGGCCTAAATTGGGCGGCCAAGAAGCTGCCCGAAGCCGACGTGGTGGTGTTGCTTGGGCGCAAGCAAGACTACTCCATCGGTTATTGCCGTCCGCCCGCCGTTGCCGCCGATGCCAAGATTATCCAGATAGACCCTTCAGCGGCGGAAATCGGGCGCAACCGGGGCGCCGCCGTGGGCATACTGGGTGACGTGGCCAGTGTGCTGGAGCAAATGACTCAGGAAGCCAGCGGCCACACCTGGGTCGAGCAACCCTGGGTGGAAGAGCTTCGAGCGTCCAAGGCAGCCCAGGACGAGTGGAGCGAAGGGTTGGCCAAGTCCGAGACGCCCATGCACGCCATGTTCGTCCACAAGACCATCGAATCTATGTTGAAACCCGACGACTGCCTGGTGTTCGACGGCGGGGATTATTGTCACTTCGGTCGTTCACTACTGCCGGCCAAAATGCCCGCCCGCTGGTTCTACGTCTCCTCTCTGGGGATGCTGGGATCTTCCTTGCCCACCGCCCTGGCGGCCAAGCTGGCCTACCCCGAATCCCGGGTGATCATGTGCACCGGCGACGGCGCCTTCGGATTCAACGGGATGGAGTTTGATACCGCGGTGCGCCACGGTCTAAACGTGGTCACGGTGCTAGGCAACGACTCCGCCTGGGGCATTGACCGGCAAATCCAGCTTGGGTTGTACGGCCGCCCAGTGGCCACCGATTTGCTGCCAACCCGCTACGATCAAGTCGTCCAAGGCCTGGGTGGCTACGGTGAGGCGGTGGAAAATCCCGAGGACCTGAAGCCGGCCCTGGAGCGAGCGTTCAACTCCGGGCTCCCGGCGCTGCTAAACGTAGCAGTACAGCGGGCGATCAGCCCCCGGGCCGAAGCAGCCATCAATCGCAGGAAGGCACGATGAAGTGCGTCGTATGCAAGCACGGGGAGACTCGGAGCGGCGCGGCCACGGTGACCTTGAGCCGGGAACAATTAACCCTTGTAATTAAAGGCGTACCAGCCCAAGTTTGTGATAATTGCGGTGAGGAATACGTGGACGCCAATACCACAGCGCAGCTTCTGCACACCGCCGAGGAAGCCGCACAATCCGGCGTCCAGGTGGACGTGCGGCAGTACATTACGGCGTAGCAACTTGACCAAGCGAATATTAGACAGGCACGTCCCGGGGCCAGGTACGAACGCTACTGGTGTAAACGCCTCTCCCCAAGGCTTTGAGATGCGGTTGGCCCCTTGGATAGAGCTCGAGGGTTAGGGATTGATTCTTCCAAACGGCGGTCGGTCAGCCCTGGAAAGGTTTGTGGGGAAGCATTATGGGTATGGGAGTGAAGCCAGTCAAGGCGAAGACACTAGGTGAGCCGCCGACGCCCGGTGGAAAAGGGTTTGTTCTGTGTACGTTTGGGGTAACAAAAACGGGGCCTCGCTTTTGCGAAGCCCCGATTGATTGACTGTGGGATAGTTTCTAGGAGCTGGCTAATGACCGCCGCAGCCTCCGCTGCCGCAACCACATCCGCCGCCGTCGCCACCGCTGCCACATCCGCCGCCGTCGCCACCGCTGCCGCAACCACATGAGCCGCTGCCGCAACCGCCAGCCGTGGCAAACATTGGATTGTTGATTACAAACCCGACCTGGCCGCCGAAATTCTCGACGTAATCGATGGTGGCCTCTTCCAAAAACGGCATGCTGTCCGAGTCCATCAGGAACTTGACGCCATCCATATCCAATACTGTGTCATCTGGCTGGGTCTCTTTTTCCATGGTCAGCATATATTGAAGCCCGCCAGTCTCGGCCGGCGTTGCGATCACTCGGAGGGAGCCATCCTGCTCGCCTTGCTCGCTCAAAACTTCCCTGAGTTTTTCAATCGCCAATGAAGTAATTTCCATTACGTGTAAACACGCTCCTCGCAAAATAACCAGTTGGAGAAATTGCCCATTGCGGGATGTTCTAGTAGGCTATCACACGCAAAATCAAAGGTCAACGCCAGACAAGGTTAAAGTGTACGATTTTTGGCACTTGCGCAACCCGCCATTGATTGGCCAAGAATTTATGTCATAACCGGATTGACAGCCTGCAAATCCCGTCTTTAACCTCAATGATAACAAATAAACAGAGAGTGACTAAGTAACTTAATAAAATGAAGCCCGGCTGCCGACTAATTATCGCCAGCTTAAGGCGACGCCAACGGGACATACCCAAGTCGGGTGTGTCCCGTTTTTTTGACGGATCTTTTTCTGAAAATCCCGCCTGAAAACTCCGGAAGAACCCGGGCTGAGGCTAGTCCCAGAAGGAGGTGAAACGTTGGAACAGGTAACCCTCGACCCCCTGGCAATGGATCCTTGGCACAGGGAACGACTGTTGGAAGCCCTGGAGGCCTTTCGCAAAGGAGTGGGTGAAGCTCCGCTGTTGCGCAAATGGAGTGAAACCGGGAACCAGGCAGCCACCGGAAACCCGGCTGCCGACGGGAGCCAGCCCAGTTCCATGGCTTTTGTGCTCTCCACCGACGAAGTGGACAGGCACGGCGATGTTATCGCCACAGGAGGCTGGAACCTGGAGTCATACCGTAAAAATCCGGTCTTCTTATGGGCCCACGACTACGCCCGGCCGGTAATTGGGCGGTCTGTGGAGACATGGCTGGAACCCCACCGGATGTTGGCTCGGGTGGAATTCGCCCCCACAGCCTTTGCCCAAGAAGTGGCGGGATTGTACCAAGCTGGCTACCAACGGGGCGTTTCGGTGGGGTTCAAGCCACTGAGGTTTGAAGAGCGGAGGAATGAGAAGACCGGGGCGCTGGTGGGGATTCACTTCTTGGAACAGGAGCTTTTGGAGGTGAGCGCTGTGCCGGTCCCCGCCAATCGCAGCGCCTTGAGGCGAGCCTTAAATGAAGCTCCCCTGGCGGCTGAATACCTGCGCCGCTCCGCCAAAGCGCCTGCGCCTTCAACCTCTACTCCTTCAAGTGCAACAGCCGAAGCAGCCCTAGAAGCCATGTGGAGCATAATCTCCGCCCGTATAGATGACCTGGCAAAACTGACGGAAGAATTGGCCAACGACGCTGCGGAGGTGGAAAAGGCGGCTTTCGGTGGCGGAAGCTACTCGGGCCTGGAAACCGGCGTACCGGAAATCCTGGCGGCTTTGAGGGAGGCCCACCGCTAACCCTGAAAGCAATTATTCCATGGATGGAAAGCTAATTAGCCAGGCTGGCTACTGGTAAAGGTTTTAACCACAAGCACAAGTCGAATAGGAGGTACCAATGACCATCGGAACACATGAATTGGAACTCATCAAGCGGGAAATGGCAGGCATCCGGGATTTCTACCAATCACGGATGGATGCCGAGCTGCCTCCGCTGAAAGAGGAAGTAGGCCGCATCGCCTCGGAATTGGGGCGGGTACAGAGCGCATGGCGGGACGGTGAAAAGCGGGCTATTTTGGCCAAGTACACCGACGGGGAGCGGGTCCGTGTGCCTTATGGAAAGTATACCGGGCTGGACCTCTTGGACATGGCCTGCGTCCGAAGCCTGCTGACCGCTCAGCTGCGAGAACCTTCCGGCCTCAATCCCAGAATGCTGGAAGATTGGCAAGTCAACTTTAAGGCCGCCATGGACTCGACCACCGCAGGCACCGGTGACGAGCTGGTGGACACCCAGGAAGCCCGGGCGCTTTGGGACGACGTGAACCTTGAAACCGCCGTCGCGCCCTTGTTCAACACAATCCAAATGCCCAGCAACCCGTTTCAGATTCCTCTGCAGTTGAGCGATGTGAACTGGTATCCCGGCACGGAGAACGTGGCCACCAAGAGCACGGCCCTTACCACTGCGCGCCAGACCTTGACGGCCTACGAGTTGGTGGCCGAGGTGCCCTGGTCCTACGACCTGGATGAGGACGCCGTCATAGCCATGATGGAGGAGTTGCGGCGGGGCTTGCTCCGGAACGCCAGAGAGGTAATCGACGACGTGATCCTTAACGGTGACACCACCACCACCGACAACATCAACGCCGACGGCGCCACTATCGCTGCCACCGACGCCGGTAAAGGCCAATGGCTGCTGGGGTTTGACGGATTAATCAAGCTGCCCTTGGTCGACAACACAGGCCAAGCCGTCGACCACACCGGCGGCGTCTCCGACGACATGTTCAACGAAATTCGCGCCAAGCTCGGCAAGTACGGAGTCCGGCCTTCGGAGGTAGCCTACGTCTGCGACATCAACACCTTCATCCGGTCCCTGAGCGTGCCCAACTTCCGCACCCTGGACAAGTTCGGACCCCAAGCCACAATCTTAACCGGCCAACTGGGCGCAGTCGAGGGGATCCCCGTCATCGTCTCCGAACTAATGAAGCTGGCCGCTTCCGACGGCAAGGTTACCGACGGCGCCGCCGGCACCACCGGCCGCTTGCTCATTGTCAACCGAGGGCAGTGGCGAGTGGGCTTCAAACGGGAGCTAAGTATCGAAACCGTGCGCGATGCCCAGAAGCGGCAGAACATCATGGTTGTGAGCTTCCGCATTGCTCTGCAAGAACGGAGCGGAACCCGGTCCACGGCAACCCACACGGCCCTCCAATACAACATAACCGGAGTCTAAGCGTAGGGGCAGACCTACGTGTCTGCCCTTACCCCAAATCCATAACCGGAGTAGGGGCAGACCTACGTGTCTGCCCTTACCCCAAATCCATAACAGGAGCATAAGCAACATGGGACAAGTACTAACCCACGATAGCCCCACCGCAGAGATGGTCGATAGGATGATTGGCCCCACCATCTCCGGCGTAGACCGCGTGCCCTATAAGGTCCTGGTCGAGGACCTGGCCGCGGGCGCCCAAAACGCCTTCGCCTTCGCCATCCAAAACCCCGAGGACGTCGACTGTCTTATCCTTCGGGTTATCATCGATATCACCACTGCCTCGGGTGCCGCCTCCACTCTCGATGTAGACACCGTGGACGGGGCCACCTCCACCGGGGTAGACATCATCGAGGGCCTCGACATCAACACCACCGGCACCTTCGACAACATCACCAACGGCGGAACCGGCGGTGACAAGAAACCGGTGAAGTGGGACAAGAAGGGCGGGACCCTGGACGACCTAACAGGGAAAATCCTCGACGCCGCCGGCTCCAGCTTGGTGGGCAAGGTAATCGTCTGCTACGTGCCCCTGGGATAGCTCCAGGCACGAACCCCGAACAAATCTAAGAAAGGCGACGCTCTGATGGGCCAGCACAGGCTCGTTTCGCGCCTGGGCTGACCCACAGAGCATGAGCATTGCAGGAGAAAAATGGGATATACCGATGGAGCACACGACAGCCCGGCCGACACCAAGGACCGCCTGGTCCGGGTCGGTTCCAAATACCAAGCCACGGCCCCGTCGGTGGCCGACGGGGATAACGCCTATCTACTTTTGGACGCCGCCGGCAGGGTGTTGATCTCCGGGGCCGCCGCTCACGATGCTGCGGCCGTTGGCAATCCGTTGCGCATGGGCGGAGTTTACCGCACAACCATTCCTGCCGTGGCTGCCGGAGACATCGCCGATCTTTTAATCGACGCCGCAGGAAGACTGAAGGTGGCATTCGCACCCGACACGTTCAAGGTGATTGACGCTGTGGCCATCACGGCCGGCACCCCCGCTACAGTGTGGACTCCCGCGTCGGGTAAAAAGGTCAGGCTTCTGGGATGGGTCCTTTCCTCCAGCGCTGCGGCTTCCTTGGAGTTCCAGGACAGCGGCGCCGCCGGCACAGTTATTGCGCAAACACCGCTGCTGGCTGCGGCGGGAAACCATAACTCCCCCATTCTGGGAGAGGGCCTCATTTTGGCCGCAGCCGACAACACGTTGAATCTGGACGTTACCACCACTGCCACCGTATCCGGCATGGTGTTCGGTGTGGAGGAATAATGGTTGTCTCAGGGACAATAAAGGTAACTTCGGCGGGAACTAGGGTTCAGGCCACCCATAAAGGGAACTTCAAGACCGTCGTGTTCAAGGCGCGGTCGGACAATGCCGGAGACATGTATCTGGGTGGCGACGACGTGTCATCCTCCGCTGGCATGACCCTAACGCCGGGGGAATCAGTACAGTTCCAGTTGGCCAATCCGGCCTCTACCTCCCAGTTTTGGGCCGACGCCGCCAGCAACAACGACCAAGTTGACTTTATAGGAAGTCTCTGATGACACAATCTCAAGAAATTCATCGGCCTCCATTGCGGCCGGAATTGGAGTCCTATGTGGCTGTCAGCTGGCCTATACCGCCACAGCTGGCGACCACCTCTTCGGCGTCTACCGGGCCGGGGCGGTCACGGTGACGCCGCCCACCTCCCCGCTCAAGGCCGGCAGGTCCTACACGGTTAAAGACGGGTGCGGGACCGAATCCAGCAGCTGAACTGGCCAAACTAGAACTGATCTACTGGAAGGATTACGTTCTCAGCTTGGTTCAGGTCGACGCCCTGGCGCAACCAGTGTTCGGGCAACACCTTTACGTAGTCTACGGCTAAGAACTTGATGAAGGCCCCCGACGGGAAAGAAAGGTTGAACTCCATAGTGAGGTCGTCGATCAGGTTTACCCCGCCGTCTTTCGCTTCCAGCGTGTAGTTGCGCCAGAGTCCGGACCTGCCGGTTTTGCCTTCGAGGTCCCCGTAGCGCAGCATGGAGAAGACCACATCATTGGCGTCTAGAGTCTCCCCATCCAGGAATTTAATGCCGTCGCGTATATTGAAGGTAAACGTTTGTCCACCGTTGCTAACTGCCCAACTCTCGCACAGGTCGCACACCACGAGACTGGTGTCGACTGTGTCCATCTGAACGATCTGGTTGTATAGCTGGGACACGGCCTGGATGCTGGAGAGGGAAGAAGACCCTTTGGGGTCCCAGTCCTTCGTATCGGCGTAGGCCGACATGTTGACGTGGCCGCCGAACTTGGCTGCGCCCGCCGGCACGGTCGTTGCAGCGACAGTGGCGAGGGGCCTCGGCGTGTTAGTCGGCCGGGTAATTACCCCCGGGATGGCGGTGGCTGCAGGCGCGGTCGTCGCGGCCGGGGCCGTGGTGGCCGCCGGGGCCGTGGTGGCCGCCGGGGCCGAGGTGGCCGCCGGAACCGGCGTGGACGTTGCGGACGATCCGCAAGCAACAGCGATCACCAGGAGCAACGCTCCCAATAATGGCAAAACCGTCTTGAGGCTAATGATGCGTCGATTCAACATTTCCACTCCTCTGTGCAATATAGACAGGCTTTTCCAATCGACTGTTGCCTATTCCACCCCCAGGCAACACCGCGGGCGTGCTACGCCCAAAAACTTCCCCTGATACTCTTGATACTCTGCATTGGGGAATATGTTGGAAATCCGACGAAGTTTAGCCCAAATGCCCTACAAAGTCAAGCTAACTTGGGGTTAATGGGAATCTACTCACAATCTAGTGCACTGTCTTGTAAATAGCTTTACATGGGCGAAATTGTGCGACATTCCCTCCCCACGATCGTCTTTCCGGCGCAAGCCGGAATCCAGAGAAGCGTTAGCTGGATCCCGGCCTTCGCCGGGATGACCGACCGGGTATCAAGCCATTTACGAGACACTAGAAGAGTAGGCCAATCTGGCTCGCTTGGGAATGAGGGTTTTTTGCTGGTTCACGCCGCCAACTTTCGATAGGGCTCCAGCAATAACCTGACATCTGTGTCCACGTCGGCGTCGACAAAGAACGGCTCAAAATCGGCGGACCGGGTCCAAATCCGGGCGGCCTGGATCAGCGCAGCCCGCTCGACTGAGGCTGGCCAGCGAAGTACAGAAACGTCGGAATTATCGGCGTGGGCGGCGGCGGTGGTGCCGTTAATCGCCCGGGTTACAGTTAGGTTGTTGGCGGATATGTTGGTGATTAGCATTTGCTCACTACCAATCATTATGGTCTGACCGGTGGCGAACTGGGTGCCGTCATCCACCGCAACGGTGGTCTTTGAAGCGGTCATGGAAGCATCGTTGAGGTCGGTGCCGCTGTCTTCTTTGTATTCCCGGTAACCCCAAACACCTTCAATCTGGAAGTGCTGCTCCCCGGTGGTGAAATTGTCTTTAGTGCCACTCTGACGCACCCGGATGGCCGTATAAGGCTGGCCCCAATGTTGGGTAGGCCCGGCATTGTAGGGCTCAAGCCAATAGTCCGTGGCCGCCCAGCTTTCGTTGAAAGTCTTGTCGTCGTTGGTGTCCTCTTTCAAGCTGGTAAGGGACACCAAGTCCGGTATTAGTAACCGGCCACCGCCGTTTCCGTCAAACACCAGGGTCTGTGTCCGCGGGTAGAAGTGGCGGTTACAGTAGTATTCCACCCAGTCGGACACTGCGGTCAAGAGCTGGAACATCTCATCGTCGTCACCACTGCCTGAAGCAGGGTCTTTAAGCAGGCTGTCATCTTTGAGCTTGGTAAGGTCTCCGTATAGGGACCTATAGGCTTCTCGGGCCATTGCGTTTACCTCGTTTTAGGCTTCATTCCCAGATCATCGAGATTACAAGCCTTCAAGATTCTTCCCTTCAAGATTCTTCCCTTCAAGATTCTTCTACGTACTCCACCAAAATCTTGTGGACGGTGGTGGGGGCTGTCCCCCGCCACCGTCCGCTCAGCACTTCATCCCGCTTTCCCTTGGGCCCCTGGTCCTTCAAGAAAGTTCTAGTGGCGGCGCTGCCTGTGTCGGGGACAGCCAGGACATCGATTGCCCGGTTGGGCGCCGTGATCATGTTGCCAGCATCGCCAAAGAACAACTCCCACAGATGGCGGCCGTCGCTGGACTCCTGCAATACCTTGGCCCGGATGAACCGCAGCCTCTTCCCCAGAGAGGGAGACAGTATCGTCTGACGGTCGATGTCGGTGCTGGCATCCACGGCCCTTATCGACAACTGGTAAGTGCGCCGGCGCAACAAGGCTCGATATGCCCGGCGGGCCGTCCTGCGCAACCCGAGCTTTGGCATGACCTAAGACTCCTCGGTGTACTCGATGACTATCTTGTGAACTGTAGTGGGGGCCGTTCCCAGCCACCGTCCGCTCAAAACCTCGTCCCGCAATCCTCTGGGACCTTGAGATTTGAGGAAGGTTCTGGTGGAGATTTCACCTTCGTTGGGAACGTCCAAAATGTCCACCGCCTTCTCCGGGTTGACGTTAATGTCGCTGCCCGTGCCAAAATACAGCTCCCACAGGTGCCTGCCATCGGCTTGCTCCTGAATGACCCTGGCCCGGAGCAGGCGGATCCGCCGTCCCTTGGAAGGGGTGGCCAGTGTCTCTCTGGTGTTGGACGTGTTGGAGTCGTGGGCGTTGACCAATGCGATGTAGGGCCTCTGCCTCACGCTAGCAGTGTGGTTTCTAGATGTCTTGGTTCGAGTGGTCATTTGAACAGCCTTCCGATCCCGGCGCCGCCCAGGGCGGCGATGGCCGCCAGGGAAGCGGTCAGGGCGTTGCCATCAACGCCTTGGCTCAGTGCGTAGCCTTCCAAACCGGCGATGGCGATTATGGTGAGTCCGGCTACGGCTGCGTAGGCCCTTGAAACCTTGGGCTTGGTGATTTGGCTCATTGTTGCTCCTGGACTTGTGGTTGGTTTGGCCGCCTAGGACCCTTCGCCCGCATCCGGCGACCGAAAGGTCTGGTATGGGGAAGTTTAAGCTGCCGGCTCTAGGGGCCAGACAGCCTTTAGCTAGGCGGGTGTGGGTGCGCGCTCCAAGCTGAAGTTCTGGGGTATGTCGCAGAGCGTCTGTTTTAGCTCCGCCGTTTGTTGTTGGGCAACCAAGTCACCCACCTCCAACGCCTTCCAGTAGATCAGTTCTAGTTTGGCCAGTTCAGCTGCTGGATTCGGTCCCGCACCCGTCTTTAACCGTGTAGGACCTGCCGGCCTTGAGCGGGGAGGTGGGCGGCGTCACCGTGACCGCCCCGGCCCGGTAGACGCCGAAGA